TTTAATTTAAGTTGGAATGAGTTAATTCCTTCTCCTCCAGTTCAAGATGAAGAAGGCAATACCATACAATATATACCAGCCTTAGTGTTTGAAAATCCTGTTTTGGTTAAGCAAGACCCAAGATATGTGCGATATTTGAAGTCTTTAGATGAAACAAAGCGCAGAATGTGGTTGTTTGGTGATTGGGATGTTATGGGCGGTGCCTTTTTTGAAGAGTTTAGTGCATTTCATCATATCATAGATGCCAGAGATTTTAATTTAGATACTTATACTGGTAGAGTTTATAGGGTAGTAGATTATGGAACAAAAAATCCTTTTGCAGTAGCCTTCTTTGTAGTGGATGTAGACGGCTATGTCACGGTATTTGACGAGATATACGAGACAGGTTTAGTTCCATCCGAACAAGCAAGGCGCATAAAAGAGAAGACTTCACGCTGGGGCTTAACTGAAGATGATATTTATGCCACTATAGTTGACCCGTCAATGAGGACAAAAACGCACGAATATATGAATACCCTTCATTCAAGTTTGGATATATACATAGATAATGGAATAGAGCATATAGTTTTAGGTAATAATGAAAGAGTTCAAGGCTGGGCTACATTTCACGAATTTCTTAAAGTGCCTGAAGAAGGAAGACCTTATCTGGTTTTTACTTCAAACTGTAAAAATTGTATAGAAACCATACCATCATTAGTGCGTTCCGATAAAAACCCTGAGGATGTAAATACGGAAGGAGAAGACCACTTAGCCGATGCTTTGCGTTATGGCTTAATGTATATTGACCGTCCTCGTCCTCGTGCGAAAGAACCTGATGTCCCTAACTGGCAAAAGCGATTATTTGGTAAAAAACCCAAATCAAACTTTACGATAAATAATGTATGGGCAGGATAAAGGATTGACAAGATTTAATAGTATAAAATCATAGGGAATAGGTATGATATGAGACAAGATGACTTAGTAAAAAATGTAATAAGCGTTTATCTGGACGGCACTAATAAGTGGAGTGAATCCAGAAAGAGGGCGGAAATATGCTACAAATTTATGTTAAATGAACAGTGGAATAAAGAAGAAACCGAGAATTTTCTGGCACAAGGTATGCCTCCTATAGTTTATAATCTTATTTTACCCCGCTTATTTAACCTTTTAGGCACGGAACAGCTTAATCGCTCCTCAATACAAATCAGACCTTACTATCAAGAACAAACAGAATTAGCTGGAATACTGACAGGCTTATTTAATAATCTATGGGAAAGTGAGAATGGCGAAGAAGAACTACAGCGTGCCTTCATAGATGGACTGATTATGCCTATCCCAGGCTGTGTCCAGATACGAGTAGAACCCGATGAAGCGGGATTTATGGATTACAAATTCCGTGCACTTAATCCCTATTCTGTTATATTTGACCCTTATTCTTCTCGTTATGACCTCAAGGATTGTCAGTATGTAATAATGGAAAGCTGGTTAAGATTAGATGAGTTAATTGATACTTACGGTAATAAGGAAGAGTTTAGACTGGAGGGTTATGACAAGAAATGGTGGGAAAAGCTGTCCGAAACGCTTAGCTCAACTATGAAAGACCTCTTTGGAGTTTCAAATATCCAGTCTCAATTCTATGATAAAGAAAGAAATTTATATAAAGTATTGGAGATGCAAACCAGAACCAAAGAAAAGCGAGATTTATTTATTAACACTATCACTCAGGAATATGTAGTCTATCCCAAAAACAGCATAGAAGACCCTGCGTCTATGAATTTGATGTATGTATCCGAGACTGAAATTAAAAAAATACATTTAACTACAGTATGTCCCTATTTCAATCTTGTATTAGTAGACGACAATAACTGGCTGGACACGGATAGATACGATATTATACCCTATTACTCAATGGACTTTGGCAATCAGAAATCGCAGAACTCGTCTCTGGTTTGGGCTATGATAGACCCGCAAAAGAACCTTAATAAGCGAGAAATACAGAAAACTGCCTATATTGATAGGGCAATGATAAGTCCAGTGATGTTTTCTTATGAAGATAGAGACACAAAAGAAGATTTTGATTTAAATGGACGCAATCCGCATTATACTATGCTGGTGCGCAACTATAGATTTCCTCCCACACGCTTGGCTCCTTCACCTATGCCTTATGATGTATGGAACGATATAGCCGATGTAAAAGATAAAATGAATGATATATCGGGGATAAATGAAGCAGCTCGTGGTCAATCCGAATACTCAAATGAGAGTGCAAGACTTTATCAAATGAAAGTGCAAAGATTAGCTGCAACTATCAATCCTTACTATAGAAACCTGAGTAAAACCAGAAGAATGATAGCGGAATACTTTCTGGATACCTGTCGTCAAGTCTATTCCGAATTGAATAGGGTAGTGACCATAATGGATATGCAGAAGAATACCTCAAATGCTATACTTAACCAAGTGGATGGCGAGAATATCCGCAATCAAATTTCAACATTTTTAGGTAGAGTAGTCTTAGATGAAGGCAAACATTCTCCCACACAAACTCAAGAAAACTTTGAAAAGAAGCTGGTCTTAGCACAAATGCTACCACGAGAACTGATAAATTGGGAATGGCTATTGAAAGATAGTGAATTACCCGATGTCCAAGAACAAATAGACTATATAAAACAAATGTTAACGCAGATGGCGCAACAACAAGAAGTGCAAAACCAGATGGCAATAGAACAATTTGCACAACAGCAAGCGCAAGCTGAAGCTGAAATGGCAAATAAAATACAAAACAAGGAGAAAAAACAATGAAAGACGAGGAAATAAAGGGCGTCAATGAGACACAACCCACAAATTCCGAAGAAGAAATGGTAGATTTTGACATATTCGGAGACTTAGAAAACGAATATGGCGAAGAAAATGAGAAAGAAACCGAAGAAAAGCCTGATAAAACAGCGGAATGGGACAGAGAAGAAGCGATTAAGGCCTATAAAAACGCAGAAAAGAAGCTGGGTGATATGGGCAGAGAGCTTGGGGAACTGAGAAAAAAGGTGGAAAGTATAGCAGAACAGCCTGCTACCCCTAATAAGGCTTATACTATAGACGATATACCTGCTATGGACGACCTTACACTGGATACTTTTCTCAATACCTACAAATTGCAGTTATCCGACCCAGATATTATGGTCAATGATATTGAAAAGTATAACCGACTTATGCTGGAATTTCAGGCACTAAACACTGAAAAGGCAGCAAGAATTGCTAAGGAACGGTTAGCCAAAGAAGAAGAAGCTAAAAATTTAACTAACTTACAAGCAAAAGTAAAAAATGAATTTAATCTCTCCGACAATGAAGCTAAGGAACTCATCAATCTGGCCAAAAGACTTGATAGTAAGCCTGGTGCGAGGGACTTAGAGGCCGCTTTTCTGAAATTGTTTCCCGACAAGTTCTACGAAAGAACTGCCACAAGGAACAAAAGTAAGCTGGAACAAGCGAAAACCACTCCGAGACTACCAGAAACAAAGTCTTCACCTACAAATAAAGTTGTTACTGCAGAGCAATACCGCAGAATGAGTGAAGAAGAGCGTGAACAATATGTAAATAATGCCAGTTTAGAAGAGTTAGATGCGTTATGGAGGGAAATTAAAAAATAAAAGGAGTGAATAACAATGCCTCTAACAATAACAAATGACAACGAAAAACTAATAAACCTCCCGATTCTCAATGCCAAGTTAGCCAAGATGGCGTGGTATAACACATTTTGGGCTAAACTGGCTGGTTTTCAGGAGATAACCCGCACTAACGGTATCCGTCAAACTAATCCTGCCACTAATGTTGTAGTACAGGGTCTGCGGGATTTTGTAGAACAAGGAAGAGACAATATGCTGATGTATATGTTGCTTCCATTGAATGAACCTGGCGTCTATGGTGATAGCTGGCTGAAGGGCACTGGCGAACAAATGAATATGAAATATAGTCAAGTATTTATTAATCAGTGGCGTAAAGCAGCTACAAAGATGTCTGGTAGAATGAACTATCAGCGTATTAAAGTCTTAAATCTTATGGAAGAAGTTCAGCCTGCTCTATCCGAGTGGTGGAGTAAAACATACAACGGTGCCTTCTTTCAAACTATCTATGAGGGTGTAAGTCCAAATCTATCTGCAGGAACTAAAGATAATGGTTTAGGTATGGTGCGTCGTGCTCATCCTAATCAGTATACTCATTCTGCTGATGGGGTGCTTACTGCGGTGGGAACGGCAAAAAATACTAAAACCGCTACAGAATTGACAACTGCTCTCACTTCAAGTCCCAAGAAAGCTTCTGCAAAGATGCTCGCTGAACTAAGAATTGTCCTCTCTACCGAACTGTTGATTGAACCTATCGTGCATAATGGTGGGGAATTCTGGTTAATGCTGGTAGCTCCAGATGTATTGAAACAATTGAAACAAGATTCTACTATTATTTCCGCTCAGAATTCTGCCTTTATGGGACAGCTTGCCTCCTTCCCTGCATTTCAGGGTAGAGACTTCGTCTATTATGATGGCATCTGCGCAGTAGAAGAGAGAATAGGCGTAAGAAATGTGCCTGTTAATACCTCATTTGGAAGTCTGGATACTTTCTTTGGACTTCTGTATGATAAGGGTTATTTCTTGCCTCCTGCAAGATTTACTGATAGCTCTAAGGCTTATGCAAATATAGTCTTAGGTAGAGATGCTCTGGCTTATGGTATCGCTCAGGATTTGGAATATACTGTAGAAGTAGATGACCACGAAAATGTAATTGAAATCGGGTCTCAAGGTATTATGGGCGTCAATCGTCTGGAATACTTTAACGATTCTGTAATGAGTGCAGTATATGCTCGTGGCAATGTCAATCCTGCGGAATATAATGTTTCTACTCCAGTTATAAATCAAAGCTCAGCTATAATTTATACTGGTAATGCTACATAAGGAGGACTGAAATGCCTAATACATACACCAAATTCAAGAAAGATACTATTCAGTATCTAAATATATCAAACCTACAACCTGTATCTTCTAAAGCCTTAGAAGCTTATCAGGAAGGCGGAAGAATCTATATTAACATAAGCGGATTAAGCACGGCATCTAACTCTAAATATGTTAAGATAACAGGATTGAAGCCTGGACTGAAGATTGTAGATGCAAGCTTCATAATTTATACTGCGGCTACTAATACTGTTTATGTTGGCACTGGAGCTTATACCGCTTCGGCATTGAAGTTTGCCTTAGTCGCATCTACTAATCCTGCAAATACTATAGCAAGACCGTCTAATCTGTATTCCGCTAATGCTACCATTCCTGCGAATGGGACATTAATCTTGGCAGGGAATAAAAAAGCACTTAAGGGCAAACTAATCATTGATGTAATGGCTATCTAATATATATCTGGGGGAATGTGCAATATCATTCCCCCTTAGCCATAAAGGAGATGAAATGAACAGCATAGAGAAATACAAAAAAGACGGCGCTACAATCCTTACTTGGGAAAATAATGCAGATAACGATATAGACTATGCCAAGATGGAAGGTGGACATATACTCATAAAGCTTAATAAATTAACAGAGAGTATAAGATTATATGGCATTAACCAAAAAATTGCAATAGTCGGCGCTAAATGTTTTCATTCTACGGGAATTGATAATGTAATAAATATATCAAATATTTATAGAATATCATTATATCCTGAAAATAATATAGAATATGCTAATAATTGGTTAAATGAACCTATATTAAATGCAAATCATATAGAAATAAGTTTAGGAAATCCAGGCGAAGACATTGGCGTATGTTATGTAATTCTGGATTATATGGTAGTATGAAGATAGTATTTATCACTCCGTATCCGCAGTTCATAAAGCAGATGATGCAAGATTTGACTAAACTGGGTCATAATTGCGAATATTACTCAAGTTTTGATAAGAATGTTATCCCTATATGTGATGTAATCTGGTGCGATTTTGCCACGAATGAAGCGATAAAGATACAAGAATATATGACGCACGCTGTTAAAATATTGAGAATACATAGATATGAAGTATATGAGGATATATTGCATTATATCGTGCCTTCCGCTTGGGATAAGATAGTATTTGTTAATGAGGCGTATTTAGCTAAAGCAGAAGAAAAGATGGGAAAGATAGAGAATGCAGTAGTTTTGCCAAATTATCTTAATCCTGAATATTACAGTTATCCTACTCAAAAGAAAGCAAATAATAAGATTGCTTGGGCTGGATATATTAACGATAAGAAAGGCATAGATGTAATCTGTATGCTGGCTCAGGAATTAAACAAATATGAGTTTCATCTTATTGGTTCAATACAAGACGAGGCTTTATGGGATTATGTAAGACAAAACAGTCCTAAAAATATGTATTGGTATGACTGGACGGATAATCTGGTCAAGTTTTTTGAAGATAAGACTTATTACCTAAACGCATCTATAACTGAGTCTTGGGCTGTAGCTCCTGCAGAAGCTATGCTTTGTGGCTTGAAACCACTAATCCGTAATTGGATGGGCGCAGGCTATGTTTATGATAACGAGTTTATCTGGAGTAATTTCGTAGAACTTAAGAATATGCTCAAATATGATAATCCTGAAGTATATAGAAAGAAGATAATGTCTCGCTTGAAACCCATAGAGAGTTATATAGATTTATTTAAGAAAACAGAAAAGAAGATAGAATATCCGTCTATTACTATAGCCATAGTCAAGACCAGAAACAAATACTTCCCGCAATTGCTAAACTCACTGGAATATCAGGATTATCCTATTAACATAGATGTCTTAGATAATATGGATAAGGATAAGTCTATAGGTAAATGTTATAATATTTTAGCGGATAGATGCAAAACTGAGTGGATATGCTATGTAGGAGATGACGATATTCTATCAGAAGGCTATATACGCAATGTAATGTTGGCTTATGTCAATAGAAAGGATATGTATCCTAATACCATTGGTCTCTTAACAGGTGCTCTCTTATTTGATGAGGAAGGCAATCGCTCATATAGCTCTGCCTTTCCTACGGGCATTTGGAAAGCGGATTTTGTGAGAAAGTTTAGATTTGACGAGAAATTAAAAAGACAAGTGGATACTGAGTTTATAGATAGATTAAGCAATAACCAGTTAGGAACGCTAATGCGGATGGACTGGATAGTAGGCTATTTCTATCGTCAGCATAGTAATAATATATCGGGGAATAAGTTTAAAGAAGGTGCAATAACATCGCAAGAGGTTTAAAATGACTTTAGTAGCACCATATCCAACCAGTATAACGATTACTCGTGAGACTTATAAAAAGCTATATCCGAATAGCACTCCAAGATTCGTGCCTGTAGTATTTCGTGGTAATCCACCTCACGCAGATGTGGATAATAAGATAGGGAAATATATACTGGAGAACTATGATATAATTAAGAAATTTAGCGATTATAATAAAGAGTTAAAAAATGACGAAACCAGAATTATTAAGAAAGATACTAAGCAGAGTGGGCGACCCACAAGCTAAATCTTCCGAGTGGAAAGATATGGCTTGGGATTTATTTATAGAAAGTGTCTATGAAGCAGAACCCTCACTTACTATGATAGAAAGTAAGTTTATGACCAACAGAGTTATTGTAAGTGAAGCGGTAGATGCGAATGGCTGTATTACTTATGATATGGATTGGAGCGCTTATTCTAATGTAGGAGAAATCACTATCCGAACAGATAGAGGAAACATAATTTCCCAAGAGATAGATTATCCTTCTTTCTGCACTATGCTGGCTAATCCCTATTTGCGTCCACAGCAGATAGGCAGTAATTATGAATCACTATTTTATCACAGCTATGATGGTGCAAATCTGGTTATTCTTACCCCATTTCCTGCAGATAAAGAAATAACTTTTGAAATTAAATACTATCCCGATATACGAGACTTACTCAAAAATTGGGATGAAGTTTCGGATATACCTCTACATAACTCATTATTAACTCGGTTAATTCCGCAAGTAGCAGTTAAACTTAAAACCGAGATAGGATTGATACTATGAACTTACTCAATATGTATTATGAGATACAGAATACTCTCTATCCCATATCACTTAATCAGTTAAGCTATGGTGATTTTATTGTATCACTTAATCAGGCACTAAGAACTATCAATGCGGAAGCAGAAAAGCCAAATGAGTTAGTGCATAT